AACCTGCGCCTAAGCCAAAGGCTCCGACTCCTCCTCGGCAGGAAAGAGACACGACGACGCCAAAGACTGGCGCAAAGCTAGGTGATACAGGCGGGCCAGCATCTGAAAAGATGCGCGAGGTTGGTGTTCGTTACACGCCTACGTCCAAGCCCGGTGGCGGTTTAGAGATGAAGGCCGACATTAAAAAGACCGCACCAAGCGGTGAGTTGGCTCGTACTCTTGGCCCAAGCCCTGGAGATGTGCTGGCTACTGTTGGTGATTTGCCAAGTGTAGACAGAGACACAGCAGCTGCAAATATTGCTGGCCGTCCTGACTTGAACCGTGATGTTCTTGGCGACCTTGCAACCCGCGCTAGGGCTGGGCAGTTGCCGGACACGCCAGTTGGCAGCGTAAACCTATTAAATACAATCGGCGCAAAGTCGGCCATGAATATCCTGACAAAGATTGCTAAGGATGAGCCTGTTATTAAGGATGGCAAGATTACTTACAGCACAGAGATTGTTAAGGATGAGCGTGGTGGCGTCGCTGGTATTATTGAGCCGGGGCTTGTCGAAGGCAGTAAGGTTTATACGGGGCGTCCCGACCTTGACCCGTTTAAAGACGCGCCAGAACGCGATGAGCCAGAGCCTCAGCCTCAGCCGGATGAGCCAGTGATTGAAGATGAGGCAGCGGGAACACTGCTTGCGCCGACTAAGAAACGCGCTAGGGCTACTCGTTCTAAGCGCTTTGCTGGTGAAACCCTGCTGGAAGGCGGGGGAGTCCTATACAAGTAAGGTTGGTAACATGGCAGTACAGCAAGAATCCCGGAGAGAAGCAGGTATACAGGCAGTTAAAACTGCTCAAGAAGATGTCATGGGCAGAACCATGGATGCCTTATTTACTGTTGAGTCGGCTAGAGGAAAACTGCAAGGCCAAGAAGAATACGGCAATACAAGTGGTAAGTACCATATTACAGACGAAACGCGGAGCATGTTTAAGATTGATGCCTCGTTGCCGGAACAAGAACAGGCCAGACAAGTTGTTATGGGTTTCATAGGTTTTATGAAAAACGGAAACAAAGACTTGGGCATTCCCGGCATAAACTTTGACGCACTTACTGCTGATGAGCAAGTTGCTAGTTTGTCGTATGTATACAATGCAGGTCACAATCAACCAAATTTTCGCAAGGCATTGGGCCATCTAGCCCGCGCTCGTTCTGGTAAAACTGACTACGACACAGCCAAATTAGCCAAAATTGCTGCTGGATTTATGGATGTTTATAAAGCAGGCGGCGCTGCGTCTCTTGGCCTAATAAGGCGGCGGCTATCAGAACAAAATGTCTTTATTAATGGTGGTAAAATAAACCTTGATTTGGATGTGAACCGCCTTGATGGAGTCAAAACTATAAGGGCTAATATGCAATCTGCACTATCCGGCCTAAATAATTTTGAGTCATATATGAAGCTGCGAGATATGACGCTGCCAGCGCCAAGCCCAATAAGGAGAGTGATATGAGTTTTCTAACCCCCAAAATGCCGACACCACCCCCAGCCCCACCTCCACCGCCAGAGCCTAACATGGGCAAAGCAAAAGCATTGGCTGAAGAAGCGATGACAGGCGAAATGAAGCGCCGTAAGGGTCGTGGCTCCACTATTGTGGCTGGTGCGCTAGGTGATACAGCAACACCTACAACCAAAACACCAACACTATTGGGGTAAGTCATGGATAAAGCAGTCAGCATAGCAAAGCGGTTTGACTATATTAAAAGCCGCCGCGATAACTGGGACACACACTATCAGGAACTTGCGGACTACATGCTTCCGCGCAAGGCTGATATTGTGAAGAAGCGGTCCCGCGGTGAAAAGCGCATGGAACTTATCTATGATGGTACAGCGCTACAGTCTATCGACCTGATGGCTGCTTTCCTTCATGGCATGCTGACTAGCGGTGCAGCGCCTTGGTTCCATTTGGACATCAAAGATACAGACATTAATCGTGACGATGATGTGCGCGAATGGCTGCAAGACACATCAATGCGCATGATGCGGGCGTTTAATCAGTCAAACTTTGAGACTGAGGTACATGAGACCTACGTTGACTTGGTTGTATTCGGTACATCCTGCATGTTTATTGAAATGGACAAAGGTGACCTACGGTTTAGCACACGCCACATTTCTGAGTTCTACGCCCAAGAAGACCAGTTTGGCATGGTGAACACCGTATTCCGTATGTACAGAATGACTGCGGAGCAAGCTGTAGAGCGCTTTGGCATTGAGAATGTCAGCGACTTCATTAAGAAAAAGGTTGAAAAGAATCCTGATGAGGAAGTCGAAATACTGCATGCGGTTATGCCTCGCACAGAGCGCGATGTAACAAAGGGTAACAACAAGAACATGCCATTTATGTCTGCGTATCTTTGCATGCAGACTAAGATGATTATGTCAGAGGGTGGTTTTGAGGAACTTCCTTACGTCGTGCCGCGCTTTTTGAAAGCAACTGGTGAGGTTATGGGTCGTTCACCAGCTATGACTGCGCTGCCTGATGTTAAGATGCTGAATTTGATGTCTAAGACAATTATTCAGGCTGCACAAAAGCAGATTGACCCGCCTCTGCTTGTGCCTGATGACGGTTTCTTGTTACCTATTCGTACACAACCGGGGGGTCTTAACTTTTTTCGTGCAGGCTCACGAGACACCATCACACCATTGCAGACTGGTGCCAACATTCCTATTGGCTTAAATATGGAAGAACAGCGGCGGGCTGCAATTCGTCAAGCATTTTACGTTGACCAGATTTTGTTCTCAGGCCAGCCGGGGATGACAGCTACAGAGGTTGTCCAGCGTCAAGAAGAACGTATGCGCGTTATCGGCCCTGTTCTTGGCAGGCTAATGAATGAAATGCTGCGCCCTATGATTGACCGTGTATTCTCGCTGATGCTGCGTGATGGCATGCTGGCAGAACCACCAGAGATTTTGCAAGGCCGTGACATAGACATTGAATATGTGTCACCGCTGGCAAAGGCACAGAAGTCTAATAGCCTTAACAACACGATGCGTGCGCTTGAGATATTGCTTCCGCTTGCACAGTCGCTGCCAGTGGGAGACCATATTGACCCAGATGGCTTAGTTGAGCATGTTACTGATGCGCTTGGTGTTCCTAAGACTACACTCCGCTCTAGCCGTGAGGTAGCAGAGACACGCAAGCAACGCGCTGAACAAGAGGCCATGATGATGCAGAGGCAGCAAGAACAGGAAGATGTGTACACTACAGCGCAAGCTGCACAGGCTGTTAGGATGGTTCAAGAATGAAAGAAATAGAACAGCTGCGAGATATGTATAAGAAGACCTTTGACTCCAATGCGGGACTCAAAGTGCTAAAAGACCTTGAGGCACGCTGCAACTGGCGTGGTTCAAGCTATGTGGCAGGCGATGCTAATGCCACGGCTTTTGAAGAAGGAAAACGTGCTGTTATCCTTCATATACACAACATGATGACAGAGGAGAAGTAATGTCTGAAGAAGCAATCGAACAGGTAGCCCAGCCAGAGGCCGCACCGCTGGAAACCCCAGCAGAGGTGGCACAAGGCGGGTCTGGTCACGATTTTCTGAACATGATTCCAGAGGAACTGCGTGACCACCCAAGCCTAAACCCTATTCGTGATGTAGGTAACTTAGCGAGGTCTTATGTAAACGCACAAAGGCTAATCGGAGCAGATAAACTACCGATGCCTATGAACCCAACGGATGAAGACTTAGACAACATTTATGGGAGACTAGGAAGGCCAGAGACACCGGAAGGCTATGAAGTTACAGCTGACGGCAATATAGTTACAGAAGAAATTGCCAATGATTTCAAAGGTGTAGCACATCAACTAAGGCTGACACCGGACCAGGCGTCCGGTATCTTGGAATACTACAAGTCAATGTCTGAGGGGAGTGTGGCAAAAATGCAACACTCTGAGCAGGAGTATCAGCAACAGGTGCAGACCGAACTCAAGCAAGAGTGGGGCGAGGCATACGAAAGCAAGATACAATCGGCGGCAAATGCTTTTCAGGAATTTGCGTCACCAGAGGTGTTAGAAATGCAGCTTGCTGACGGCACTAAGGTAGGCAATCACCCTGATTTTATTAAGGCATTTGCAAACATTGCGTCCTTCAGGCATAGTGTAACCAGTGAAGATACAGTGTCTGACTCAACACAGGCTGGGTTTATGTCGAAAAATGCCGCACAAGCGGAGATAAATTCGATTATGACTTCTCCGGTGTACACAGATTCAAAGAATGTTGTGGGTCGCCAGCAAGCGATAGACAGGGTTCAAGAACTAATGACGTACATCCATGGATGATGTTGAGATTAGGCTAGAATGTTTACGAGTTGCGTTAGAGTATGGCACACAACGTGACGTAGTAAATCCAGACTCACTTGCAGACAGGTACTACAAGTGGGTCATGCAGGGTAGCGGGGAAACTCGTCCTGTTGGCAGTCGGGAAGACGACAGCCCCAAAAGGGCTAATAAAGCTAGGGGTGTCCGCAAGGGTAGCACACCGCAATTAGTGTAAATGTAACCGTGAAGCAAAGGAGGACATTATGTCCACACAAGTAACCACGGCATTTGTACAACAGTATTCTGCTAACGTGCAGATGCTATCACAGCAGATGGGTTCTCGTCTGCGTGATGCGGTGCGTATTGAGAATGTTGTTGGCAAAAATGCCTTTATCGACCAAATTGGCGTAGCAACTGCGCAAGTTCGGTCATCTCGTCATGCCAACACTCCACAGATTGACACGCCACACTCACGGCGCCGTCTGACTCTGGCTGACTACGAGTATGCAGACCTTATTGACGACCAAGATAAGATTCGCATGCTCATCGACCCGACATCATCCTACGCACAAGCCGCAGCAGCAGCTATGGGCCGTTCAATGGATGACGTTATTATCGCTGCTGCCCTTGGCACAGCGGCAACTGGCGAAACTGGTTCAGGCACACAGGCTTTGACCAACACCATCGCTAACGGCAACACTAACCTGACTCTCGCAAAACTGCGTGAGGCCAAGTTTACCTTGGATTCAGGTGACGTTGACCCGTCAATCCCACGTTACATTGCTGTTGGACCAAGCCAGATTCAGTCTCTGCTTGCTGACACAAACGTAACGTCGAGCGACTTCAACAGTGTTAAGGCTCTTGTACAGGGTGAACTGGATACCTTCATGGGCTTCAAGTTCATCATGTCAAATCGCCTGACCACAAGCGATGGCTCTGAGACAGATGATATTCGTAACTGCTTTGCTTGGGCAGAAGACGGACTGACACTTGGCCTTGGTAAAGACGTATCAGCACGCATTGATGAGCGGGCAGACAAGAGTTACGCAACTCAAGTCTACTACTGCATGTCACTGGGCGCCGTGCGTATGGAAGAAGCCAAAGTCGTACAAATCGACTGTGACGAGTCTCCAGACTAAGTATAGCGGGGGCGGGCAACCGCCCCCTCTTTCTTTGAGGGCCATATGTGAAGCAGAACAACGATTTTAGGTATGACCTAGAGGTAGGCCAGCTATATGAAAAATGGCTAGGCGATTTATTAGAAAGTAAGACGATAGAAGTTAAACGCGACTTCATGGCTTCACAGACAGGTAATGTGTTTGTGGAGTTTTTTTGTAGGGAAAAGCCATCCGGTATCAGCACTACACAAGCAGCGTTTTGGGCGTTTATACTTGCAGACAAAACTGTGGTATTATTGCCAACAGACAGATTAAAGACCTTGGCAAGAGAAGCCCACAAGGCGGGTAAGATAGTCAAGGGTGGTGACTCAGGCGCAAGCAAAGGCGTATTAGTTAGTGTAGAGAGGTTGGTAAGACAATGCCTTCAGTAGTGGATATTTGTAACGAGGCGATGGACCTACTGGGCGCGGCAACCATTACCTCGCTAACAGAAAACTCAAAAGAAGCTCGGTTGTGCAATCGTCGCTTTGAAACGGTACGCGACTCTGTGTTGCGCTCACACCCATGGAATGTAGCGATTACACGCGCATCATTAGCGCAAGACAGCGTAGGGCCAGCATTTGGTTTTACATATCAGTATACATTGCCAACTGACCCGTACTGCTTGCGGTTGCTTGCATTTTGGAACAGCAACGTCAACAACGAGGTCGCTGCCTACGATAGCCAGGTCATGTACAAGGTTGAGGGCCGCAAGATTCTGAGCAATGAGGACACATGCAACATCGTGTATGTTGGACGCATAGAAGACACAGAGTCATACGACTCAATGCTTTCCAGCACGATTGCCAGCGCACTGGCAGCTGAAACTGCATATGCAGTAACAGGAAGTTCAAACATTGCGCAGCTTATGGAGCAGCGGTATCAAAACAAACTACGCGAGGCACGTTCTGCCGATGCTACAGAGGGCATGCCAGACAGAATAATGGCTGACGACTTTATCAACGTAAGGTTCTAAGATGGCGCGGGTATCCACTATTGTCACCAACTTTCAGTCTGGCGAGTTATCACCACGACTTGAGGGCAGGATTGATTTGCAGAAGTACGCCAATGGCGTACAGCAGCTGACAAATATGCTGGTGTTCCCGCAGGGCGGGGCAACACGCAGACCCGGCACATACTATGCTGGCTCGTCAAAGAGTAACGGCAAGGTGCGATTGATACCGTTTGAGTTCAGCGATGAACAAGCATACGTCATTGAACTAGGCGCAAACTACATGCGTTTTTACACAGATGGCGGGTTGCTTGTTTCTGGCGGTTCCGCTGTCGAGGTGGCTACACCTTATTCAGTCACAGAGATATTTGAATTAAACTACACGCAGTCTGCTGATGTTATTTTCTTTGCTCACAAGAACCATGAGCCAGCAAAGCTAACACGCACAACTGCAACCAGCTTTACATTTAGCGACATCACATTCACTGATGGGCCGTATCTCGACGAGAACATAACAGACACTACGTTGTACGCCTCTGCTGACACAGGCACTGTAACGATTACGGCGTCTGCTGATTTGTTTACCAGCGCAGATGTTGGGCGTCTTATTAGATTCCGCGAAGTGCTTGAGGTTACTTACGACGAGTGGGCTGCTAGTACAAGCTATGCCAACAACGAATTTGTGCGATATAACGGGCATGTTTATAAGCAGGTGACAGGTTCTACTCAAACATCTGGCAACACCCCGCCTGTTCACACTAGCGGCACAGAGACCTACGGTGACATTGATTGGGAATACCGCCACGATGACACTGGCTATGCCAAAATCACTGTGTTCACGAGCGCAACCGTAGTTACGGCTGTAGTCCAAGAGGATGACGGCGGTATATCCGTGTTGCCGCACAATGTGATTGGGTCTTCAAATGCCACAAAGAAATGGTCGTTAGGGGCGTTTGGGGGCGACCAAGGCTTTCCAAGGGCCGTTGCGTTCTACGAGGAGCGTTTGTACTACGCAGGCACCACAGGCCAGCCACAGACCATCTTTGGGTCCGTGACGGCAGACTTTGAGAACCACACTCCCGGCACAGAGGATGACAAAGCAATTAACGTGACGATTGCGTCCGACCAAGTAAACGTCATTAAGCACATGATTCAGGGCCGTTTCCTGCAAATCCTGACAAGCAGCGCAGAGTTTACGTTGTCAGGCGGCACTGGCACACAGCCTGTTACACCTACGAATGTGAACGTACTGCGCGAAACTACGTTTGGCGCGTCTAATGTACGTCCTGTGCGTGCTGGTTCTAGCACAATCATGGTGCAGAAGGGCCAGACAAAGGTTAAAGAAATTACATTTAACTTGGATGTTGATGGCCTGACCGGGCGTGACTTAACTGTGTTGGCCGAACACCTAGCCCGCGTGGGCTTGGATGATATGACATGGCAGCAAGAGCCGGAACTTGTACTTTGGTTTGTGCGTTCAGATGGCGAATTGCTTGGACTCAGCTACGACCCACAGAACAACACAATCGCGTGGCACGAGCATACGCTGGGCGGCACAGGCGTTGTTGAAAGTATTGCGTCAATACCGTCAGGCTCCGAAGACCAAGTGTATCTGTCAGTCAAACGCACTATTAATAGCGTTGAGACACGGCATATTGTGTACATGAAGCCAATATACTTTGGCGCCGATGTGACTGATGCGTTCTATGTAGATAGTGGGCTGACATACAGCGGTTCAGCTACAACCACTATCAGCGGCCTGGACCACCTTGAGGGTGAGACTGTACAGATATTGGCAGACGGTGCAGCACATGCAGACAAGACCGTTAGTAGCGGCAGCATTACATTGGACAGGAGTTCGACAAAGGTTCATGTGGGCTACTCATACAATTCGGTGGTTGAAACCTTGCGTATGGAAGCTGGTGCTGATGACGGTGTATCACAGGGCAAAATTAAGCGTATCCATGGCGTGACCGTGCGTTTCCTTGATAGCGTGGGCGCAGAGGTTGGCCCAGATGCAAACAATCTGGATAGAATACCTTTCCGCGACAGTAGCATGGCGATGGATGAAGCCGTGCCTATGTTTGACGGTGACAAAGAAATCTTCTTCCCATCGGGGTATGACAATGATGCAAGGGTATTAGTGCGGCAGACACAGCCGCTGCCGATGACAATCCTTGCGATTATGCGGAGGTCCAACACATTCGATGCTTAACGTAGAAGTATTCAACAGAAAAGATGTAGACGAGATTGACTTGGGATACGGTTTTTCTTCTACAGAAAAGGACTCATTTAAAAGCCACAACAATGTAGTGGGACTCACCGCCCGCAAAGATAAAGACATAGTTGTTATGGGTGGGGTGCATGTTTTGTGGCAGGGCGTAGGTGAGGGCTGGATTATGGTATCTAAGAATGCCCATAAGATGCCTGTCACGGTTGCTAGATATGCTGATGAGTTCTTTGATGTTATTATGGATGAAGCAAATCTACAGCGAGTGCAAGCAAGTGTGCATTCGGAGGATGCCCAAGCTATACGTTTTGCACGCTGGCTAGGCTTTGAGAACGAAGGTTTGATGAAAAAGTATGGTCCTGATGGCAAGGATTACTACAGAATGGCGAGGGTAATTTAATGGCTGGTGAAATAGCTGCGGGCGCAACCGTACTACAGGGCGTTGTTGGTTATAAAGCCAACAGAAGCGCTGCAAAATATGCGCAGCAGGTCGCCGCAAGAGACGCACAAATTGCAGAGAATGAGTCATTACTTCTTGCAAGGGCTAAACGGGATGAAGAATCTCGCGCTAGACGCCGCGGCGAATACACAAAAGGGGCAGCGCAAGTTGCGATTGCCAAGTCTGGTGTTCAGGTTACTGGCTCATCTTTGAATGCACTGGCTGAAGTTTACTTTGGAGTTGAAGACGCAGCGGCACGCATTCAGTATGCAAGCAGTATTGAACAAGCGGCAAAAGAGGCAGAGGTAGAGTCTATAATTCTGTCAGGGCAAGCCCGTGCAGCGGGATACAAGCAAGCTGCTATAGGCTCCATTTTGGGCGCTACAACAGAAGCATATGCGGGATATGAGGAAGCGATGCGGGATATGAGGAAGCGAACTGATGCCTAAGATTCCAATGTTTGACCAAGGAAAACAGGCCGCGCTGGCTACAGGCAGGCTTGGGCCGAGATTAGCTGCGGCTAATTTAGAGGCTGCGTCCCTAGCGGGCGCCGCTAATGTTCAGAAGGCGCTTGGTGCTGTTGCAGATGTGGCTACTGCTTTTGAAAAGCGCAGGCAAGCAGAAGCTGAAGAAACATTTACTAACGACACTATAAATACATTTCAAGAGCAAGCGCTTGAATTTAATCTGCGAGACCAATCACAAAGTGTTGGCGAGTACACGACCAACTACGAAGCGTTTGTTCAGACATTTAAAGATACGTTAGACACGCCAGACATTTCTAAGTCTCGTAGCCGCCGCGCTATGGGCAGGCTAGATGCAACGGCCCAGTCTTACAAGCTAACAGGCATCAAAAAGTCTTTTGATGTGGAACAAACAAACAAAGTCACTTCTATTGAAAAAGCTGGTGATAACATCACAACACAGTATGTGTCGGATGCGCTGACCAGAGAACTTGCTATCCAAGGATATTCTGAGCAGTACGCCAGAGCAGAGCGTAACGGTTTGCAGGGAAGGGTGGCATCCGTTGAGGCCTTTACCTTTGAACTGGATAGAGAAAGGGTCACAAGTATAGCGCGTTCAGACGCAGCGACATTAGACCAGCTAGAGCAGCTTGAAGATGACATTATGGATGGCCGCGGTGACTATGCTGCATACAGCTTAGATGAGCGCAAGAAACTTGCGGCTTCTCTAAACAGCCGTATGACAGACATGGAAAATGTTGAATATCAGGAACTTAGGACTAATGGCGACGATGCTGTAGCTAGAATGTTTTTGCCGGGAGTGAGTCCGGAAGGCATCCAAGAAAGCCGCATTGAGGCGTTAGATATATCCGATAGCTTGCGTTCTGCTGGTCATATTGCAGAAGCTGAGGAGTTGTTTATTAAAACTGACGCGGCTTTTAATGCAACTATTTGGTCGTCAAGCACTGCCTTTGAAACACAGGCAGAAGCAGACCGTCAGTTGGAGATGGCCAAGAAAACATATCTTGATGACAATTTTGCACAGGCTAACCCACGGGTGGCGGCAGAGTCTATTGCAGCCTTAGAACGCGCTAACATTGCAAGAAAGAAGGCAGTGGCAGAAGACCCGGCGGCGTATGTTGCGCAGATGTATTCTAATAAATACAACAAACCACCTACACCAGCACAGATTGTCCAAATACAGCGTGACATGGGGCTGGCAGAGACTCAGATATCGCCGTTTACAAACGCACAATTCAACGAATTACAGGCGTCTATGGAAGGCGCAAGTGCGCAGGATTCTATGCAGATTATGGGCGATTTCTTTGGCGGGTTTACTGAGGGCGATTTAAGAAACTTAGCCATGCGGAATGCAATGCGCAAAGGCATGAGCGTGGCTCAGAACCTTGCAATGTCAAACCCCGGTGACGTTGCTTCAGGTCGCTTTAATCCATCTGCTATGGACCTATTGAACTCTGTGACTGTTGATGATGACCTACTTAAAAGCCAGTTAGAAAAGAAAGGCGTTGACGAGGTTGACGTTGTTGACGAGGTTGATGAGGTTCTTGAAGACTGGGAAAAAAGTGTGCTTGGCAATGCTGCATCAAACTACATGGGGCAGCAGTCTACTGGCCCGCGCATGAACAGCGTTTTCCAGATTAAACAGAGCATATATAAGCTGGCAAAGATTTATGTGACTCAAGGCAAGAGTGAGGCAGAGGCAGCTTCTGCCGCAGCCCGTATTCTGACTGAACAGTTTGTTATCAAGTCCGACTCCCGCGGAAAATCAACAATACGATTGCCTAATCAACCAGACAAAACAAATCAGGCTGTTGTAAATTTCTTAGACGAGAAGCTGTCAGAGCGCGGTTGGATTGAAAGCACCGCAATTATACCAAGCCAAGCGGGCGTTGCTGCTGGTGTTGCTGATGAAGACAGGGCCGCGCTGTTTGGCGCTGAAATCCGTGATAAGGGGATGTGGCAAACTAAAGATGACAATTCAGGCGTCATACTCGTTGATGAGAACGGTGAGCCTGTTACGAAGCGGTTTAATGAGTTTGGCGAAAGTGGCGAGTTCTTTATTGAATACAATTTTGAAGACATATTGTCTCGCTCGGAGTTTGAGCGCCGATACTTTGATGACTACATTCCGGGCGCTACACCAGAACAGCAAATTACCACGTTGTTTGCCCCAGACAGTGAAGATGCCCCGGCAACAATTTCTGATGTTGTAGAGGATATTGGCGCAGAGGGCGTAAGGTCTATGCTTCAGGAAATAGCGAAACGTGAGAGCCGATAGCAATGTTAGAGGTTTATCTTCCAGCGCAACAAACAAATCGCGCGTTAAGAGAGAACTACTTTGACTACACCAAGTCAGGCACACTAGATGTGCTTGGCACTACATTTCAACAGGTTATGTATGAAAACCCGATGAATGCAGCAATGCGGTCAACGCAGTTGTATTTCAAGGGGAATACCGGCCGCAAGCTAACTAGGGATGAGTTTGCTGCTAGTGAGCATTTCAGGGACGGCATAGAGGTTGGCGATGACGGCATCTATGAGGGTGCTGCGTCGATATTGGCGTCAAGATACGATGAGCGTGAAGCACGCAAACTTGTTCTTAATCGTTCTCGCGGCGGCTTTGGCTTGGGCGCTGCGCAGATTGGCGTTGGCTTAGTGGGCAGTATGCTTGACCCACTTAACATCGCGGCATCGTTTATTCCTGTTGTTGGGCAGGCAAGATATGCAGCA